GATCAGCATCGCTCAAGGAGGTGTCGAGCATGAACTGAAGGGCAAACCCAGCCCTCCCGTAGCTCCCCGCACGTTCCGCCAGGTCCAGATCAGAGAACCTCAAGGGGTCCGTAGATGTTCCTGGTGTCCTTGTCTCCATCTGCGCCAGGATGCACGGTGCAAGCCTGCTCCCGTACTTGATAAGGTCCGCCTTGAAGGGCACCTTAGCTGGCCAGATACGGGCCTCGTAGTTCCTCTCAGTCTCCAACTCGAGGTAGATCGAGTGTTCTGTCTGAGGGGTACCAAGGTAGATGACCCTGCCACCAGGCTTGAGGACAGCATCGAACTCCTTGATGCGTTCCCCCAGCTTCCTGCGCTGCTCTGTGGTGGCGGAGTTATTCAAGGACTCAACGTCATCGGGGATGATGATGTCAGCACGACTGCCGGTGATCTGACCAGTGATACCTACAGACTTCACTGAGGGGGACTGATCGTTGCTGGCAGGGCCAACATCAAAGGCAATGTTAGAGGTCCGCTGGTCATCCCTGGGCATCAAGAACCTAAGCTCTGGCATCTCTAGGATGAGGCGTTTAACGAATATCGAGAAGGCATCCGCACGGTCTTTCGAGGCGGACACGATAAGGAACTTGAGTTGGGGGTTGAGATAGAGATTCCAGCAAACAAAGGCCGCAGCGATCCAGCTCTTACCTACACCTCGAAAGGCTTCAGTGATCTGCCGCCTAGGGCCATGTTGCATCCACTCTGCGATGTCATACTGCACCGGGGTGGGGTCGGGGAGAGCTAGGAAGCTCCACACCCGCCACAGGAAGTTTCTAAAGTCTCTGAACTCTTCCTGCACCCACCACTGGTCAGCTCCGTATTCAGTAGATGTGTTAGCGGCCAGAGGTACGCCCAACCATCATGTTAGCGTTCACGGCCCCCTCGTCCCTCTGGAATACCCCTACATCGATCATATCATCGGGGTGGAGACCAGCCAGACTTGGGTTAGAATCGATGAGGGCCTCTAGGGGGCTTCTGGAGGGCCGCTGAGGGGCCTCTAGGGAGGGGGGAGCTACGTGGGTAGCCGAAACATTTACCCCCACTCCACGGGCTTCCACGGCCCCTGTGGCGATACCCTCTACTGTGCGGAGAATGGCCTCCTTAATGTCCGCAAGGAATGCATCGATCAGGAGTATCCTCTGCTCGACAGTTTCGTTCAGTAGCTTTGCGAATGATGCTTCGACGCTTGCGCTGATAGGACTCATAGGCTGACACGCCTCATAGGGTGATTGGCTTCCAGTGGTTCAAACGAATGTCTCCTCTGCTCGACGCAACCACCCTGCGAGGTACTTCTCGTTCCTGGGGTTGCGTTCCACGATGTCGTAGTAGTGAGCCTCGATGGCCTTTATATAGGCAGCGTAGAGGGCGCTTGGGGGGGCCAGGTGAACGAGGGCGAGGGTGCGCCCACCAAGGACACCATCGTCGTCTATAGTGGCATCCCCAGGGGAATCGTTCATGTCCCATAGGGCATGCTGAAGGAGCATGATGGAGGCCTTGCCCCCAATGTTGACCCCTATGTCGAACGCCTTGGCACTGAAGGGCCACGGGAGTAGCTCGTACTGGTACTTGACCCACCAGTCCCTACGGTAAATTTCCTCAGCATCTTCAGCAGTGAGGTCTGCAATATCGAGTGAAGGATAACTACGCTTAGAGATGCCATACTTGGTCTCACCACCAGCGTCATTGGGGTCGTTGACATAGCCACCCTCGTCCCTCAGGACGGCAGCTACGGCCTCTTCAAAGTCGTGCAATAGGTATCCTTATTAGAGTCTGGTAGAGTAAAAAAAGGGGCCACCAAGGTTTCCCTTAAGTGGCCCCTAAGTAGTAACTAGGTGAGCGTCTTGAACTCGTAGTAAACGTCAGCCGTCGCAGCAGCACCCTGTGCAGTGGTCAGGTTGAGGTAAACGGACGAGCCACTCACCAGCTTCAGACGAGCAGCGATGGTCAGCTCGGCCACAATGGTCGAACCAGTCAGCGTAGCGTAGGTCTGAGCAGCAGCAACCAGTGCCGTGCCGCCCTTCGAAGCTGCGGAGTAGATACCGCCGGCAGCAGTCGTCAGGGAGATCGAGGCGTTGGCGACGATGACCTTGTCAAGGTACGCAAAGCCCGTGGCAGTGACCGGCACAACAGTCGCCTGGTCAGTCGTGATGTTGAAGTTCTGACCAACGGCCTTGACGGTCGTGATGTCAGACACAGGCACCCACACCGCTGCCGATACGGTATTCGCGAGGCACCTGAAGATGTTGCCCGAGTAGGTGTCGAACAGCATATCACCCGGCTGCCAACCACTGGACACATCGTACAGCGGGAGCAGGGTGGACGGCGTCCCACCAAGGGAAACAGAGAGGCCAGCGGCTTTGGCGTAGGGCTGAAGGCCAGAATAGATTGCAGGCATATTAGGAGTACTCTTTCTTTAGTAGGAGCGGTCGGTGGTAGGGAATGGGACGGCCTGGACAACCTTCTCAAGAGGGCTGCCTTTGCCTGTCCCACAGTTGATGCCGTTGTCGTTGAGAAGCTTGCGGCAAACCTCGAGGTCAGCAGCAGTGGCCTCACCGCTCTTTAGGCGGATCGACAAGGCATCACAGAGGACTCCAAAGAGATCCCCCATGTTGTCATTACGTGGCGCTGAGGACATTCAAATGTTGTTCTCAGTGAAGACCATAGTAATGGCAGTAATGGTGGCTGATGTGGCACCAGTAAGCACAACGCGCCAATAAGGTGCCCACAGGCCACCGGCAGGGGTAGTGACGAACCCTGTGGTGCCAGTTATGGTCATCGTTGTGGCATAGAAGTTGGTGCCATCAGGGGACACCTGGAGGGTTAGAGTGCCGCCCCCAAGTCCACCTACGACGTATAGAGAGGCCCCTCCGTTGATCGGAAGGGACAGTGAAGGGCCAGTAAAGTTGGCCGTGACGGGGGTAGCAGTACCTGGTGCGATTGCACTAAGTACGTCGAGCCTAAACGCGGTCATTAGATGGCACTCCAAGTGGTGCCGTTAGAGACAAGCCTGAGGACACCATAGGCCGTGTTGATGACATACGAGGCCGCGCCGTCGATGTTAACGTCACCACTCACAGTAATGTTGTTGGTAGCCGCGTCACCCTTGCCGTCTTTGATAGTCAAGATGACACCTTTTGGCGCAGTAGCAATAGTTGGCAGAGTAATAGTAGTAGCCGCACCCACCGTCTTATTAACAATAATGATATTGTTACTTTTGGTGAGGATATAGTTACCTGTTGTCAGCACAATTGTGGCTACAAGCATCCCCGCAATCATAGAGAAGTTGTTGTTCACTTGAAGCGCGGTAGTGCATTGGATCAAAGAGCCAGCGTTGAAGAACCCATAGCTCGTTCCAGTAAACGCAAAGCCTGGCGAACCGCTTGTCCCCAGTGGGGCAACAACTTGGTTCTGCCCAACAGGGTTGATCGGTATCCAGCTCGCAGCACCGGGCGCAGCATTAATGCACCGCCATAGCTGGTTGGTCGTGGAGTTGAACCAGAAGGCACCTATAGTCCAACCTACGGAACAGTCTGCGGTAGCATCTGGATCAGAAGCAAAAGTCTCCCCTGACTGGCGGGAGTTGGCGTTTAGATTTGCGTAATTACTCATTTACTTCTTCAATGCTCCGATTACATCAGTAGCCTTACGCATCCCAAAGTCAGCCCCGATCATTACTCCAATGGCATAGCGATACCACTCAGGTGCAGATTCAAGTGATGTGAAGCCGTCCTTCACAAATGGAGCAAGCTGGGGGATGAAGCAGAGGGCCAAAGGGATCGATAGGAGGATGGTGAGATAGCCAGACTTCCACCCAGAGACCGTAATGGCCTCCTGGTCCCACGCCTGCTCTCCAGCCTGGGCTGTGGCGGCATAGTTGATCTTAGCTGTGGTAATCGCCTGGGCAATCGCCAGGTCTGAATTAAGCTTGGCAGTAGATCGGCTCTGCCAGCCGTTCACGATGGTTGTGATGGGTGAAAGGATAGCCGTGGCTAACCCACTCACCGCATCAAAGATAGGGTTTAGGATATGATTACCTTCCACTTTGAGACAGCCCACCCAATGATGGGCATGACAAATGTGAAGACCCCAATGACCCCGTAGATGTACGACTGGTGCTTCTCTAGAGCGTCCACTCGAGAATCCAACAGGTCATGCTTCTTCTCAGATCTGACAAGGTTCTCAATAAGGGCATCTAGCTTCCCCTCAACGCGCCCCATGAGGAGTGCTATGGAACCAATCGAG